GATGGCACGGATAGGACTCCCCCATTCATGAGCACATGTGATAGCTTGTTACCTCCATGATCAATTTTTTGTTCTGCGCACCAGCGCTTGAACATACTTACGTTTGTTACGATTCTATTTTTTAATACCGTCTAATCGAAGCAGAGATGGAAACATCCTCAAATTCTTTATCTGTGGCAAGCTCCTTTTTTAAAGTTAATAATTCATACACGGTTCTCGGAGCGAGTTCGTCTGCCTTTTCCTTCGCGTCATCTTCTGAATAGCCTCTATTATCTATGAGCAATTCTCGGATTTCACGTAAAATATAAGCCTTTGACTTCATCCTATTTAATAGAAAATGTTTTTCTATTCAAGGATTGAACACACGCATAAAATTCTGGATTTTTTATAATATTATCGACGATCAAATTCCATCTCTTTCGGCAGTTATATTCCTCTAACGTATCGAAATTCATAAAATCATTTTCATCGAATGTCTTTTTTATCGGTTGTTTGTTTGCTTTCTTTGCTTGGCATTTAGCCTTTTCTTCATAAAATTTTCTAATGAGTGCGTATTGGTCGTTTCTTTTCCAATCAACGAAAAATACAAACACATTATAGACCAAGTCCACCGTTGGACTTTCCTTGACAGTAAATACGTATGACGTGTATTCTCCCTTCTTGAGTGAGACAATACCTCTTGTTTCTTCTTCTAGTTCTCTTAGAGCACATCTAAGTGGGTTGTAAATTTCTCTTCTTCTGCATCCTCCTGTGACAAAAATCCAATCTTTAAATCGTCGATCTCGAACGGTTAAAAACCGGGGCTTTGCGTCTGCGAAACTAACTGGGATCGCTATTGCTTTGTACTTCTTCATTGCTCATTTAGCAAGTTACAATAAACGGATATGATTATTTCACAGACATTACCTCAGTTTCCGCAGAAATCGGCGTAATAGATTGGATTGACTTTGTCGGTTGTACAGGTACGTTTTCCTCGCCATCTTCTTCATAATCTTCGTCACCTTCTTCCGACATATCGTCGTCATAATAACTCAAACTATTTAGATGATTGGCCATCTGGGAGGAAAATGTCCTCACTTCGGATACATCATTTCGGGTATTTCTCAACTCACTATAGAGATAAAGGCTTCCAAGGATACACATCGCAACAGCAATGAGCATCATCGTTTCGCGGTCAAGAGAGAACATAGTATAACTAATATAACATATCCTGAAAGTTTTAAGTTCCTATAATCGCACCCATGTGGACACCCTTATTGTCTGGAACCGTATATCCGGCGTCTTTTCCGAACTGGAGTGCGTCATAATGCGACTCTTTCGACTCTCTCGTAACACTTCTGCGTATATTCGTTACATTTTCATCGTATGGAACGGGTTTCGTATTCTCTGAGGTTTCTACTATCTTAGGATCCACTATTTTATCCAGTGTCCTGGATCGGGGATCATAGGTTAGCACGAAGACAAAAGCGAGTAAGAACAATACTGTCCAAAACATGCTTGTTTCTAATATAATTATCTATTTTTTTGGGACATTTTAGTTGGCATACACGAGACCCGCCATGCCGTTTTCTATGCGTATAATATTGTAATTAACCGCATAAATTGCGTCAAGCGAGCTGCTGCCAGAGTTGACAATACGAGCCGAATCGAGACGCGAGAAATTTAATGAACCCGTCGGTTGCAACTTGGAAGTTTCCAAACAGAACGGGTAAATGAAGAGAGACGTCTTCTTGTCACCCGACGAGTTCGGGACGTGGTAGTAGCTACTGACCGCAGAGTAGTTCGGCATCGTGAATTTGTAGTCACTGCAATCGGTACCGTTGATTTGGAGTTTCGTTTGGTTCGTCGCGGTCATCATACCGTTCGCGGAGCAGTTCGACACGAGGAACTTCACCGGGTGATTAAACGAGAGCTCCTGGATTTTCGCCTGACTGGCGATAACCTTTTGTGTTTGGGTAATCAACATGCTCATCGGCTTCGAGGACATCACGGAGCGTTCATCCGTGTCCAAGAAAATGTAGTTCGCGTAGGCTTCCCACTTGTTGCTAGCCGCGGAGGCACCCCAGTGAATTCGGAGTTCGACATCATGATATTGCATGGCGATCAACGGAAGAGAGGATTGCCAGTTTTCGCAAAATTGAAATCGGAGGGGATAAAATTGTTCTCCCGCGCCACCACGGTAGATACCACCACCGACAGACTTAGACGAGGACGTCGCCAAAAGTTCCGGCGCAATCATCGTAGAGAACGTAGAATCTTGTTCATCGATCAACTGTCCACCAATGAACAGTTCGACCTTGGAAATCTTGGATTCCCAATCGGTCACAGTGGCCGCTTGGGTACCGTTGGAGTGAATGGGGGCAAGGTAAACGTAGGACAACATGTCTCCCTTTCTCTCGAAGCGAATGGAGGACATGCCATTGTTTTGGATGTTGCCTTGTATGACCTGACGTTCACAGGACTGAGAAAAATTCGTCGCACGTTTGTACGTAGAGCGGAAAAAGCTGACTTCGGGTTGGCCGACCAAATGGGCATCTTGAGCACCGACGGCCACTAATTGTGCAATTCCACCAGACATGATTTATATTATATGGAGTTTTTTATTTTGGCGAGTTCATCTTCGAGGGACTCAATTTTGGATATCGCTTTCTGGAGTGCACCGTACATGGATGCGTATAATTGGTCATTATTTAGGAACTTGACATCGTCGATACCATATTTTTCTCCGATTGTATTAATCGATTTTGGCATATATTCTTCTACTTCCTGAGCTATCCAACCGAGGACATTCTTATCCTTCTGATATTCGCTGAAACCTTCCAAGTCATCTCTCCATTTGAATCTTCTGAGGGGTATGGTTTTTACGGTATTATAACACAGATCGATATCCGCATCCTGGATATTTTCCTTGAGGCGGCGGTCTGACGTACTCGACCATGATCCACCTCCAGTCTTTGCTGCCGTACCCGTGACTTCTAGATCAAACGTTGGACTGGCAGTTTTGACACCCACTCTACCGTCCGTGACGAGCGAATTGTCTGTATTTGTAAATTGAACTGTTTTAGAAGTGGTATTGCCTGTGTTTGTTATTTGTTGAAGAGTATATGCCGTCGTTATGGCAACATTTCCCAATGTTATCTTTTCCGCCAATATATTACCCGAAATAGAAAGAACATTACTACCCGTATCTTCTATGAATAAATTGGAACCAACATCTAACGTGTGTATTGGGGTGAGATTAGCTATACCATGTGTGGGTGAATCGGATTTGAAACCAGTGGTTGGATTCAAGAAACTGATTGTATTTGTAAAGTTAGTACCTACATTGGATAAGAAACCACCGTCGCCTTCGTAAAAATTCGCTTGGATGCCTTCTGTTGCGATTAATTTACCCCCACTATTGAAACTTACGCTTGTACAATCGATGAGTTCTCCATCGGAGGCGTATCCCATGATGTTGGATGCATGCGTGCGGGCACTTAATGGTTTAATATATGTCGCATTTGGTCTCGATGTTTGGAGTGCGGTCACTCCCGCGTTTATAGCGACCGTCGATGCATGTTGATTCGTAGATCCCGCGTAGTAACCGAGTGCGACAGAATTCATTCCCTGACCACTTTCTCCTGCATGGAAACCCACTGCGATACCACCGACTCCTTGTCCGTTGTATCCCGCATTGGACCCTATCGCAACGGTAGCGTTATTTTGACCCAAGTATGCGGCTCTGTAGCCGATACCTATGCCATATGCCGACTGGGCTGTGCCACCCGTCCCTTCGCCGATGGCGACGACGTATGGCTTTTGGCGAATGTTACCTTCGAAACGAACATCTCCATTCGCGTGAAGAACTCTACCTGGGAATAAAGCATTTGTACCTATTCCTACATCACCAGTAATGATAGTTTGGCCATTTACCGTTGCCTGTGTAGCCGTGAGACCCGTGGTGAAGAGTTTGTTTGTTCCTCCCGTACATGCGTATCCATCTGACATCAATTTATTTACTGGTCCGGATCTGTTGAAAACAAGTCCATCGGTCGAGTCATATTTCATCTGTATTTCATCGATTCGTAATCTTTCGGTTATGTGGAGTTGATCTTGGGGTTGCGTGAGACCAATACCAACCGAACCATTATTTATAATGGTCATTTTAGGGGCATCGAAAGTTCTGCTCTGTTCTCCGGCGAGGCTCGACTTCGTATCAAATCTAATTTCACCCGCACGCAAACGAATTCTATCATCTGTATTATCACCCTTGAATAGTAAAAGTTCGGACTTAGAATTAGTATCAGGAGTAGTTTCATTATATACACGATTTTCGATCACCGTATCATCAAAAGTATTATCACCCACCGTGCCACCGAAATATATAGATTTTGGGCCGACCGTACTGTCATTCGTACCCACATATACATTACCGGAAATGGCGAAATCACCCGAATCATTGATTCTGAATTTCTCTTGATTATTAATCATAAACACGTGATTGTACAGCGAAGGCACATTATAACGTAAGTCTCTGTTAGCCTGTCCCCCAAGATTGAAGTTAACTGAATCGGTACCGGCGTCATATAATTTAATTTTTGTACCGGAATTCCCTAAAAACTCCAAAAACGAACTCCCTGCAACCTTAATACTACCATTAACATTCATTTGGTAATTAGAATCTGGTTGTGCCCCGACGCCCAATTTACCACTCATATACATATCTCCACCGCGTTTCAATTCAAAACGATCTGTGATAGTATCCACACCTCCCCCGGAAGAATTGACATCTCGTACGATAAAACCGGCATCGTTCGCGTCGTCGTGGAAGTCTAACGCCAATTTAATCGCATCACTTCCACCGACTTGTCTCAGATATGCGAAATCATTTGTACTTCCAGCTTCACCAAACGACACATATGTTTGTGTTTTGTTGGCTGCTTCTACATCTGCCGAATTTAAATTGGCATCACTCGCGTCTAAGTGTATGTGTCCTTGTACTCTCGCGTTACCGATAACGTCTAGATTATACCCGGACGTTGGTTGTGTCGTTCCTATTCCCAACTGACCCGCTGTTGTTAATACCATTTGCGCCGCTCCACCTGTTCCCTTATTTAATGTGTTATTGTGATGTACTCCACCCTTGTACCACGCGAAATTACCAGCAGATCTAAAGTATTGTGTATTTGTTTGATAACCTATACCATACGCAGCATTTTCACCGTTGAGTAGATTGATTTTCTGTCTTTTATCGCTCCCGAAATGCTGGAATGTACCAATCTTCAAATCCCGTGCCGTTTCTACGTTTGCTGTCGGTTCGGTAACACCAAAACCAACTTGTGCGTATAAATTACTATTAATCAGGGTCATGGCTTTGAGTTCTGGTATAGGTTCTCCTCCGGATGCTACAATGAAATCAATGGCACCCTGTTCAGCACCCGGAGTGGGTTCTTTATGGCAGTATGATCGTATCATCGAATAGGCGTTTTCGTTATTTTTGTAGTTTGAGTACATAACCTGACGCACTTCATTTAATGTAGAGTTCGTACTCGCATCCCGGCGTTTGAGTTTAAGTGCATCAACCGCGCTACCGGCGGTGATGGGACCCGATTCAATTTGAACGGCTGCATTTGAGTGTGTCGTACCTATGCCAACATTGGAGGTCTCCAGATTGATCGAAATAATATTAGATTCTGATCCATCGGCGTGGGCATTGCCTAAATGGAAGGATCCGTTATTCACCTGAATGAATGCGTTTTGAACATTATCCGTCTCATCAAATCGTAACGTGGGATGGACACTTTTAACTCGCGCATCTCCATCAACTTGTAGAGTACTCGTCGGTTGCGTGGTTCCTATACCCAGTTTATTTGTATTTGTGAGAACCATCATGGACGAACCCCCGGAACCGGGGTTAAATTTATTTGCGTGATGGGTACCACCTTTATACCACGCATAGCCAGCACCGGATCTGTAATATTGCGTATCTGTCTGCGTACCAATGGCATAGGCGTCGTTATACAAATCAATCAATTGACGGTTTGACGCACCAAATTTGATCTTTCCATTGACAAATACGTTCCCATCGACATCCAACGTTTCTGCGGGCACGAGCGTACCGATACCCACGTTACCATCCTTTGGTGCCAATAGAATATTGATATCATCTGTAGTATAATTATTTGAACCTTGAATAAACATAGAACCATTCGGACCAATCGATTGATCGACACCCAACCTGGCCGAAAGGCTACCCAGTGTATTAAGCGTCACCAGTTACACCATAGCCCGTATCTGCGATAACTCCCATTCTTCCCGTCGAAGTTATGATATTACTCGTAACCAGGTTGGACAACGTATCACCCCATACCTTTTCTGTTGCTACATAGCTACTCGGGGGGACGACAAACTCTCTATCAACAAAATTTTCGCTTATAGTACGATTATACCACACATTACCGAAAGTTGACGTATCTGTATTTCCTTGTCCCGTCGTATGAACTCTGGCATCGCGAATGAGAATGGAACACCCGACCAGATCGGAATTGGCATTTCCGGGTCCACCCAAT